GAGGATTACTTGCTTCAAATGGAAATATCACGGTAATGAATTATGATTCAGCCTTTAGTGAAAGTAATACATATAATAAAGATACTAGAATAGGAAGTTTAGTTGCCACACTTTTACAGCCTAATATAAAGTTTGATTTCTATGAAGCAGTTTTAAATGTAAACGGATATGACAAATTTGTTCCGTTAAAAACATTTTACTCTGAAGACTTTCCCTCAGCAGTTGGTGGACTTTTTGATATAGATATTATTTTAAGAGATAACTTTTTTAGACTAGAAACTATGAATGCTCCGACATTATTTTTAAAGAATATAACTCTTACTGCAGCGGTGGCAATATTATTAGATAACATAGGGTTTAGTAACTACGTATTTAAAAACATAACAGGCTCTTCCGATCCTATAATCCCATATTTTTTTGTTGAGTCAGACGTAACTGTTGCAGAAGTTTTACAAAGACTTGCAATAGCAACACAAACAGCAATGTTTTTTGATGAGTATAATAACTTTGTTATTATGTCTAAAGAATATTTGTTACCAGAAGCAACACAAAGAGATGCAGATGTAACACTATACGGTCAAAAGGTAGACTCATATCAACCAAACATAGTTTCTGTAAACAATGCAGAAACAAAAATTGTTAATGATGGTCAAATAAATTATGTAACTAGATATATTCAAAGAAGTCCTGCCTCTTTAAATCAGGCTACTAAAATAGATGAAGATAGGACTTATATATATAAACCAGTTCTTTTATGGGAAGTTGCTAACCAAGAAGAAACTAAGACTATTAATGAGCAGTCAAAGCAAGTAGGCTTTACACTTGGTGCCGCTGCTTTAAACACAACTTTAAATGCTTCAGCACCATTTGTGTCAAACAACACAATTCAAAACAATATTATAGATTTAGGAGAAAACGTTTATTGGCTACCAAGATTTGAAGGGTATTTATATGCTAATGGAGAAATTATTAAATATGACGCAGTAGAGTACTCAGTATTTGGCGGGGCAGAAGGAAATACTAAAACATTTATATCTAGTAATAGAGAATATCAAAAGTATTTTGCCAATCTTCCATTTAATGGAAAGATGTTTCCAACAGGAAATATAAGAATATATACAGAGCCATTCTATGAAGAAATTAACCAAACTGTTGTATTTAAAAACGGATTAGTAAACCAACATGGTAGAGGTCAATTTGGAACAACAATAACAGAACATAGTGCTGGTTTAAAATCATACTGGTCTGACAATATAAATGTTAGAGGTTGTAACATGAAAGGCGAATTTATTTTTTCTACAACCCCAACAGCAAATATATCTTATCCTACACTGCAAGCAATAGGATCAGCAGTTGGTGTAGATAATACTACGGCACAACAGTCGTCAAGAAATGGAATTATTGCTAACTTTATGAGAGCAACCGTTCCAGATGATGATTTTGTAAAGTCTTTAAAAACTACTTCTGCTGGAACGATTCAGTCTTCTGCCTTTGTTTTTACTGGTCCAACTCCCATGCCAAGTGGTATAACAAATAAAAATTTTATAAGTTATGTATATAAAGAACTTTCAAATGACTTTAAACATTACGGAACTAGAATGAGAATTATTGGAAAGATAGAAGCAAACAATAAGATTCAGACCCCTACAAATGCATCTGACTATTTTGTTACACAGTCTCAAGGTCAAAATCAAGATGTAGTTATAAGTGGTGGCTCTGGAGGACTAGGTGTTATGGTTAATCCAGAAAAAAATTATGGATACTTTTTTGAAATATGTTCTTTAACTGCAGATAATTTAGATCAATATACCTTAGGCAATCAAGCCACTGGTGAAATCACAAGCGTTCTTCATAACCTTATTTTTTATAAAATAGTTCCTGGAACCATGGGTTCTGAAACTGTGGCTATACCCTACAAACTTTGGGGAGGAACAACCCAGATACTTATAGATGAAGGAAAATTTGCGGGTATGGATAGAATATTAAATGAAACTAATCCTACTGTATACGACTTAGCAGTAGAATATGAAACAATTGGTAATACAAGAAGGTTCTATTTATACATTAATAATGTTTTAATAGCAACGGTAGATGATACAAGTCCACTACCAATATATAATAATATGGCTTTATTTACCCGTGGATCATCTAAATGTATGTTTGAAAATATATATGCACTCAAGAATTTACAAAGCAAAGAAACAGGTTTTCCTATAACAAAAGATATTACTAGTACCTTTACAAATAGAGAATTAAGTACCTCAGAGGCTTTAAGAAAATATTCTGTTTCTGGATTAATTCAACAAACATACTTATCTGGTATTAGTGCTGAAAACTCTCCTAAGTATGATATGTATTTTGAAGAGTTTGGAACTATTATGAGAGAGTGTGCTTACTTTAATATTAAATACGATCAAGCCTATCCAGCCTTCCTAGCATACCTTGCTCCTACTTTTAACAAAGAAAAAACCTATACTACATCAGGGTTTTTTGCGGGTAGTTACGGAGCAGAATTTTTAATATTCAATGCTACCGATAAAGCAATAGAACTAGATGAAACATCTGGAAATTATTTAAGAATTATAGGTGTTACATTTACTCAAAATACTTCTCAAATACTTAGTGTTGATGACTACTTTAGACAAAATTCTAATTTCTCAGATCCAATTATAGTTAATAATACTATTACTTCTCCTATAAGAGCAGATAAAATTTATCAAAATATTAAAAATAGTCGATCTAAATATGGAAATAGATCTTTTTCTTTAGATTCTTACTATATTCAAAATCAAGACTCTGCTAATTCAATTATGGACTGGTTAATAAATAAAACTCTTAGACCAAGAAAATCAATTACCTTAGAAGTTTTTGGAGTCCCACACATTCAATTAGGAGATATTGTAAACATAGACTTAGATCTTCCAGATGGATACAAGTTTGTAGATACTGATACTAAGTTTGTAGTTACATCAATATCTTATTCTAGAGTTCTAGAAGGTCCAAGTATATCAATGGGAGTTGTTGAAATCTAATGGCCAAAGTAACCACAAAACCTGATGGTTCAGTTAAAGTTACAGTTGAAAAAGGAGATAACCCTACCTCAATTGCAAAAGCAATTTCAAATCAAACTAAAACAACAGTTACTACAAAACAAGTTCAATCTGCAATTAACCAAAACACAAAACTTGCTCCAAGAGTTGGAAAAGGAACAGTTTTGTTTAGAGGAACAACCTTTACAGTAAAAGGTGTATTTCCAGGAGAAAGTTTAGAACAAAGAGTAGATCCTGGAGGTGGAGGAGGAAGTTCTGTAGAGCCATACTCAAGTCCAGTACAAGAAGTTGCTAAGCCAGCACCAGTAAAAATGCCATCAAGAGATGTTGTAAGTTTAGTAGATCCAGGAATTGACTCTGCCACTATACAAAATCTTTTATTTGAAAACATAGGTGCAACAGAGTTAGTTAAATTTACTAGACATGACACGGTAGATGGAATAAATCCATATTATGATATTATATCTAACCTATCAGATATTAAAAGAAGATATGACCCTTCTAGTTTAATATCTTTACAAAAACCAGAATCATCCTTTTTTGATATTTTTACTATTAAGTTAGATCAAAAAATACCAGATCAAGAATACTTAGATGATAATAACTTATTAGATTATGTATATATAGATGAAAGTGGTAACTTAGTTATTGAATTAACTAATTTAGCGTCAGACGAAATTATTGAGGTAGAAATAGACTCAAATGGTACAATATATGATATAGGGGAAATAATCTAAATGATAACAAATAACGGAAAAGAAATAGTTGCTAAGTACCTTTTGGGTCAAGCCCCTTCTTTTGCCTCTCATATAGCCGCTGGATGTGGTTCTAGGCCCCTCTCAACAGAAGACTCTGTAGTTATTAGTCCTACTAAAAAATCATTAGATTTTGAGGTGTTTAGGGTTCCAATATCTTCTAAAGGGTTTATAAAAGAAGATGGGGTAGAAAAAATTGTATTTAAAGCAGAAATGCCTACCAATCAAAGATTTCAATTAAGTGAAGTTGGATTGTTTCCAGCACAGTCTAATGCACTTGCAGGAAAATATGATAGTAAATTATTAGTAACTTTTACACCATCTGAAACATGGTCATATGTTAAAAATGGTTCTGCCTCAGCAGTTCCATACTTAAACGAAGCATTAGACCAAGACAATGTTTTATCAAATATATCAGTAAGTCAAAGTGTTGTTTTTATTAACTCAGATGCAACTATATTTAATAACAGTGATAGAAAAAATAGACAAGAGCCACCAAGGTTTTTAAATAGATCTTTAATGGTAAGTGGTAGTACTTCTATGATTTCTGAAGATTTTACTATAGATGAAAATTCTTACTCTATTGAAAACTCTAGTTTAAGTTTTGATTTAAGTCAAAATTTACCAACAGATCAAATAAAATTTGCTTTAAGTTTAGTAAGTAAAACAGCCACAACAAATTCTAACCCAGACAATGTTAGGATTGTTTTAGAATTTATAAATAACATATCTAATTCTAACGCAGAATCTCCAAAAGCAGTTGGAAGATTTGACCTACCTTCTTCTAGTTTTATTTCAGGAGGAGAAACTAATCGCTATATAACGGTATCAAAAAATATATCTGACTTTATAAAAGATGATACATTTTCTTTTGCAAACATAAATTTAATTAAACTATATGTTTCGGTTTTAAGTTTTGGTGTCCCTACAAATAATTATTTTGTTATCTTAGATGGAATAAGAATAGATAATATTTCTACCCCAAACCCACTTTATTCTATGATAGGATATAATTTAATAGTTACAGAGGATGGGCTTCCAATTCTAAAAGCAGAAAATACTAATAACTATATTGAATATAGATTTGGAATAGGCGTTGATGGTTAATGGCAAAATTTGTTGTACCTTTAAAAAATTTACCACCACCAGACTATAACGGAAATCATACTTTAAGGTTCAGAGTTTCTACAGAAGACAGAAACAATATTTCGGAGTGGTCTAAATTATTTAGAGTAGAAAGCCTAGGACAATCTGACCCAGATCAAGTTGAGTCAAATGTAACTGCATTAACAGAAGAAGGTCCATTTGAAGTTACTTGGAAAGGCGATGTTATAACCTCGGTATCTCCCGAAACTTCTACCATAAATGAATCTCAGCAATACGACATTTTTGTAAAATGGGACTCTGATCCATTTTATTATTTTGGAAGAGTTACTGGTAATAGGGTTGTAATTTATAAAGAGCCAACAGCGTCTTCTATGAGAGTAATAGGGCAACTTCCAACACATCCGTTACCAACAGAAACAATTGTAAAGTTTCAAATATTTGACACAGGAGTGGTATCTTTATAATGACATATCCAAGAGTATATAGTTCACTTACTGGAGAATGGACAGAGTTATTTCAAGAAGCAGTAAACATAGAAACTGTTGGGGGTATAGAAGTATCAAGTCCTTCTAATAATGATGTTTTAAAATATAACACTTCTTCTGCAGCATTTGTTAATGATTCTATAGAAAACTTATTAGTAGGAAAAAATATATTAACTTCTACCCTTACTACTTCTG